CGCTAGCCAACATGGTGGCGATGTCGAAGACGAGCTAGCGATCTCTCATTTTGCAGGTCGAACAAGTTTCGTTGTGGGCAGTGACTGGACCACAACAGCACCACCTGGTGAAGCACTGTTCACTACAGCAGTGAACCCAGCCATGTTTCAAAAGACAGCCACTTCTGTTGCACACACCCCAGTCAGTTATCTTGGGCAACATTTCCAGTACTGGCGAGGTAGCTTACGATACACTTTTAAGTTAGTGCGATCACCATACCATCGAGGTCGTATCCAGATTTCATGGGACAGATCAGCCAAGAACTTGAACGCTGGACCCACAGTCGGCAACCCGAACACGTACACGACCATCATGGATCTTGACGAAGATAGTGAGGCATCCATGGTAGTACCTTACATGCAACCACAACAGTTCTTAAAGACTTTCGCCATTGACACGACGGGTACAGTTATTTGGAATACGACATCAGCCCCGGCTGGTGCTTACCCATCACGTTGCAATGGTGTCCTTTCTGTTCGCGTTGTGAACCGTCTCACAGCACCGGAAGCCTCATCGTCAGCGCGCTTACTTGTTTTCGTTAGCGCAGAGCCAGACTTTGAGTTTGCGGCACCTCGTGAGTTTAACAATGTTAATGGCAACAATTGGTTAGGTCTTAGTTACCTCACTACCGCTGTTGCGCAGTCTGACATCAAACGCTCTGATGCATCAGAAGCTCATGAGTTTGCTAAAGAGGCAGCTGTCAACGACCTGTACAAAGAAGTTTTTGGTGAGCGCATTGTTAGTATGCGCGAATACTTACATCGTAGTAGTCTAGCTTATGTGCACTTACCAACATTGACAGGTGCAGAAGTTGGCACTGCCCAGATACGCATACCCGTTAAACGTTTGCCACCAGCACCAGGTGTTTATAACAACGGATGGTGGACAGGCACAACTGCGTCTGGAGCAGGCCAGTTTGTCAATTACACACGTTTTCACCCTTTGATCTCCTTAACATCGTGTTTTGTGGGTTACAAGGGCTCAACCAATGTCACTGTCAACGTGGATCAACCACGTGACACTAGTTTCGTCGACACACTACAGATATCGCGTTTCCAGAATGCTGATATTCTTTCAGCGTCTGCGAGACGACCGTCAACAGCTGTGATCGGTGACATGGCGTCAGCAATCAATGTGCGAACGCGCGATACACTCGCAGCAATCACAACCGGCAGGGCAGGACAGGCTCTAACTAACACAAAGACCAATACCGGTATGGTCGCAAACCTCCCTTACTACGCAGCTAGTGGGTTTCAGTTGGTGAATTTCTTCAATGAATATAGCAACAATGACACCCTCACAGATTCCAACAATGATTGGTTCGGTATCGAATGGAGGTACAACAAGACCAGCTCGACAACAACGTCGACTGGCACCATCACGAATGTTTACTATTCGTCAGGCCCAGACTTTGATCCAGTTTTCTTTATCAATGTCCCTATCCTGTACCAAGTGAGCATTACACCGGTGTAAATCTGCGCAAGCAGTCCCCAAGCGAGAGGGTTTCTCGTTACCACCCATGGGACATCCCATGCTCAGTGATACGGCCGCTGAGGGCGCTTATGCGCAGGACACTGTCGAAGTTAACATGAACTTAGTTCACCAAAGGCTTCGGCCTGGAGGTGGGAAAGACGTAATGTTAGTCTTCGTGCAGTCAGCACGATT